CTGTCGTCTTCGGGGCCGGTTTCGCTGCCAATGGGTTTCTCCGTTCGTGGTCAGAGGATGTTGTCGATCGCGTCGGCGACCATCTCGACGGCACGGTCGAGGTTTTTCTGCAATGCGGGCACCATGAACGGCCGGGTCTTCTCGACCGTCCACACTTTCCGGGTGAACACAGGGTGACGGAACGTGCTTTTCCCGCCTAGACCCTCATAGGCGGGGGCGTGCGGGGCTCGAGGGCCGCCGGCTTTCACCGCAACCCTCGAGCCGTTCCCGGTAACGGTCACTTTGATCGACCCGGGTATCCGCTGCGACCAGTTGGCCCGGCTTTTCGCGTCGTCGGCGACCATTTGGCCGACTTTCCGCATGGCCGCCTTAAAGTTTTTCGACAGGTTGCCCTCGGCGGCCTTCAACGTCTTCGACAGGGTTTTGAGGCCGCCGACGTCGACACCGAGAACCGGTGCCGCCATTAGAGGGTCGTGTCGGTCGACATGTAGGTGACGGTGCAGATGTTGTGGGTTTCGTCGTCGAGAGCCGTGAACTTCATCTGCGGGGCGACCACGTCGCCGCTGTCAACGGTCGGTGATGCGGCGTCGAAGTAGACCGCCGGGAACGCTACCGACAGGCTGAAGGGGATGGCAGTCCCGGCCAGCGCGGTGGACGTCCACGTCAGAATAAGCGACTGCGCTGCGCCGGACGCGAACAGGTCGACAAACTTCGTCTTGTCGATAAAATCGGTGTCGAGCTGGCCGTTGATCTGCACCTTGTCGTTCTGGATCGGCTCCTGCTTCCGGCCGGAACCGTCGGCGTAAAACCGTTTCGTGTTCATCGGCCGCTTGATGTCGAACTGGACGTTCTTGACGCCCTCGACCACAGCCTCGGAACCGAACGCGCCGATGCTCACGGCGAGCTGCCCGAAATGAAACTCCGGATTCGACGCCTGGAACACTGGCGCGGTGAGAACCTGCGACTCGATCAGATCCTTAGCGTCGACAGTGAACGTCGCCGTAAGCGGCTGATCCTGCGTACACTGGAACTGCCCCTCGAGCAGCTTCACCCCGGTCGCCGTATAGGGATGGCTGGCCCGGGTCGTGTCGATAACCTGCTTCTGCACCGTCAACGACAGACCTTGGTTGTCGCCGAACAGATGCGTCTGCTTGTATGCGGTCGTCGCTGCCTGCTGCACCGGCACGGCGGTCGAGCCGAGCAGATGGGCCAGCCACAAACCGAACCCTTTGGTGAACACCTGCGTTTTGATCGTGCCGCCCGCGTCCGCGGTGGTCGTCACCCGCTGCGACCCTTTCGGCGTCAACGTGCCGCTGATCCCCTTACCCTGGTACCGGTTCGGCTGCCAGACGACTTTCTCCTGGTCGAACTCGGTCCAGCGGGTCGGCGGGACACCGGTCCCGTAGGTGGATTCGGCGCCGAGGCCGAGGGTAGCGCCAATACCTGCGCCGGGCTGCGTCATTGTGCGTTCTCCTGGCTAGGTGCGGCCGGCGGGTCCGGCACAATCTCGACATGCTCGCCAGCCGGGACGCTGACGGTGACCTGTTCGGGTGCGGCCGGGGCCGCGGCGGCGGGCGCCGGGTCGTCGATGACCCGCAAAATCGGGTGGTCGACAAATGCGGCTGCCACCGCGCCGCTGACCTCGACCGTCTCGCCGGCGTCGACACGGCCGACACCTTGGACGATCACGGCCTCATAGGTTGGGTTGAGGATTTGAGGCATTGCCTTACCTTTCGAGCGCCACGGCGCAACCGATAGAAAACTCGACCTGGCACGCCCAGCCGCCCGGGTCGACGACACCCTGCGTCATCGCCGCCGAATGGAGGCTGGCGAACCGGACGGCACCGCCGAGCGTGTAGTCGGCGGTGACCTGCTGGACGATCTTCGAGAGGATCGAGAACGCGCACGACCGGAGCGGCGACGAATCGGTGACACCGTCGCCACCGTCCGCGGCCCATATGACGCCCTCGATGTCGTACTCTTCGTCGCGGCGCAGGTTGCCGCCATCTCGGGTCTGCTGCTGCCAGTTGGTGACCCCGACGACAGCCACATAGATTGGCGGCACGTTCGTCCCTAACTGCCCGTCGATCACCACGATCTGCGGTGTGTTCGCCGAACCGAGGGTCGACTGCAGCGTCGCCAGCAGACCGGCGTCGGCCGACACGGTTGTCAGGTCGGCGAGCAGCCCGGTCACCGCTGCCGGGACGGAACTGTCAAGGTTCGTCATGCGAACACCGGGTCAAGCTGCGACGGTTGCAGCAGCTCTTTCACCCGGTTCGGGATCAGATAGCCGCTCGGCGTATAGGAGTAGCCTTCGTCCTGCGCCTCGCCGATCCGCGGCGACCACGAGGTCGGCTCGCCGAACGCCTGCTGCCCCCACTGGTACATGTGCCGGATCAGCTCGAGACAGCCGAGGCGCACATGCGGCGGGACCGCGTCCGCACCCACCGTGTAGGTGACGAAGACGTTGCCTATGTTCTTGTAGAACGGGTACGGCTGCGAGCCGGAGCTGCGCCGGGTGATCCGACCGTTCGTCGGATCGTCCACCGTGTAGCCGAAGTTGTCGACCGCCTGGCCGACCGGCTGCAACGTCAACGTGTAGCCGGTGATCCCGATGATCTCCTGTAGGGTTGTGATCGTCAGGATCGGGTTGCAGCCCGGCCCGGCGCACGGCTTGTGCCGCAAAAATATGGACACATCCCCGCCGTCGTACGCTTCCGCCGTGAACGTCGCCGAGATGATGTGTCCGACGACGTCCTCGACGACGGTTTGGGCGGCGTTGATGAACCCTTGGAGTTGCACGCCGCCGTCCGCCGGCGCTTTCGGCATCCTCAGATGCGGTTCGACGTCGGCCGTGAGGTCGACGAGCTGCGTTATCGGCATGTCGACCTCTCTCCGGTCAGCGGGTCTCTACGACCTGGCCGCCGCGGGCGGCCTCGGCCCGGGCCAACTCGAGCGCCCGGTCGGCGTCGACGTCGGCCATCCCGGCGATCTGGCGGGCGGCCTGCTCTGCGTACCCGTCCGGGTCGGGGATCTCGGCGTCGGCGCCGTGCGTCACGCTGCCATCAGCCCGGCGGCTCGGCGAGGCGATAACCTCGCGGGTCTCACGCACCGGTTCGGCGGCCGGCGCCGACTGCTCCGGCGTCGCATCCGTGTTGCCATCTGTGCCCATAGCCATCAAGTGACCTCCGTGGTAGATGAGAGAAGAGTGGGGCGGGCCGGAATCGAACCGGCCCAACGAGGTACAGGTACCTCCCATTCGCCCCTGCGCTATTAGGTAGCGCTGGCCTTCAGAGCCCTCACGGCGGCGGTGTCGTCGGGCTTGCCGTCGACACGCAGGAAGCCGAAGTAGCCGACCTGCAGGAAGTCGGCGTAACGCTCGCTCAGCCGCATGAACGTCGGGTCCTGCACCCAGCGGGTGATGTAGCCGGCCTCGAAGTCGCCGAACGCGGCAACAAGGGCGTTCGCGGAGAACGTGGCGACCGCCTGGTCGACCACCACCGGGTAGCCCATGATGTTGTCAGCCTCCGGCTGGTTCGCGAAACCGGCGAACCCGGGCAGCCACAGCGGCCGCTTGTTCGAGTCGACGATCTGGCGGATCCCGCCGATCGTGGCGTCGTTCATCAGGAAACGGCAGTTGCCGCCCTGACGGTACGCCGGATCGACCGAATGGACGAGGTTGACCAGATCCTGGTACGCGGTCTGCGTGCCCTGACCGACCCAGCCGGACAGGGTCGTCGACCCGACAGCGGCCGTAACACCGGTGGTCGGCGGCGTGCTCGTGTTGAGGATGCCGGTCGGCCGGCTGGTGCCGGAGCCGGTGACGAGGTCGGCTGCGATGGCCCGGCCGAGACGCTGCCCTAGCTTCTTCGGCAGGAACGCGTCGAGGTCGAAAGCCGAGTCCTGAAGAAGCTGCAGCGAGACCAGCACGAGGTTAGACGTGTAGGTCCAGGCGTTGAGCTGCTTCTGGCCGACGGTCAGGTCGACCTCGGACACCTGGGCGTTCTCGGACAGCAGAGCGCCGAGGTTGCCGGTGTCGTCGTTCGACGGCCACGGAAGGATCTGGCCGGTTCCGGTGTGAATCTGGTTCGTCAGATTCATGAACCCGCCGTAAGCCTTGAGGGTTTCGGTGATGACCGCCCGATACCCGGTGGGCACAAGGTAGCCGCCGGCCGAGTTGGTCCCCTCGGACTGCGCCCGGGACTCCATCAGCGCCCGCTCTTCGGCGTTCATGCCCTTGAACCCGGTCCGCATGTAGCGGCCGTACAGGGCCTCGTAGCGCTTCTCTTCGTCGACGGTGCCGACCGGTTCGCCGCCGGCGCGGGCACGCTCGAGATGCTCGTCGCGGGCCTCTTCGCTGAAGCCACGCTCGATCTGCTCGGCCTGCTCGATGCGGCGGATGTCGCCGTCCAACTCTTGTATGCGAGCCTCGGCCCGATCCCACTCCTGCCGCTCTTCGGCGGTCATGGTCCGGTCGGCGCTGGCGGCAAGGATGGCTTCCATCGACCGCCAGGCGTTCACGCGCTCGCCCTTCAGGGTCTTTACCCTGTCAGACATCTGTTTTCTCCTTGGTAGGTGAGAACCGGCAAAGGTGAGAGAGCCGGCAAAGGTTGTTTTCATGTCAGACGCGGTGCGGTGGCGAGCGCCGGCCGGTAGCGTCGGGTGCTGCGACGGGTGGCGTCAGCCGGCCCGCAAACTTTCGAGACGCAAACCCATGAAGCGGCGCCGACGTTCCATGTCCTCGGCCAGCGCCCGCCCATCGTCGTCGCCCATGTCGTCGTCCTCGCTGCTGTCCGGGTTCGGGACGCCCATCAGACCGGCGAGCATCGGCTGTAACGCGTCGACGGTCTCGTCGACCGAGGCGATACCGTCGAGGACCGTCTGCAAAGTGTTGAGCGTATCGGTGCTCAACGTTTTCCCTTCGCGCAGCTCGTCGGCGATCTTCTGCCGCAGCGAGAACGCCCGCTCATACGTCCACAGCCCGTACCCGGTGCGAACATGCCGCGACTGCAGCGCCGAACGAACCGCCCGCACGCTCGCGTCGGTCCCGGCGTACGCGGGGAACGCTGTGGTCGACACTTCGATCAGGCGGACCTCGAGCAGCGTCCGAACCTCGACCTCGACCTCGAGGCCGCCGTTCGTCGACTGCCGCTCAGTGGCCCAATCGTCTTGGACGACCTGGAACCCGAAACTCATCCCGGCAACATTCTTCTTCTCGAGGTTGAGCACGAGATCGTTGCCATAGGTGGTCGCCGGGATCTCCGGCACATCCGCCAGCAGGCCGACACCGTCGGCTCGTAGTGTCATCGTCCCGGCGCTGGTCCGTGCCAGAGGTTTCGACGGGTCGTGATCGGACAGCATCACCACGTCGGCCTCGCGGAGCGTCTTGTCGAACGCTGTCGGGGCGACAACCTCATAAAATCCCCAGCGGGTCGGGTCGCCGATCGCTGTCCGCTGGTTGAACACTGCGGCGTGCCCGACAAAATGTCGTCCCTCGACGCCGGCGTCGGCGGCAACGTCACGACGTTCCATTGCGACAGCGGCAAGCCGGCCGGTCGATCTCTTAGTCATGCGTTACGCTCCTGGCGTTCCGTCGGACAGGGCGTCCGGCTGATATTCGGGGTTCGTGTCCGGCTCGTCGTCGGCTGCGTCGACCACCGTCGACATCGGCGGCGCCACCGTCGGCACAAGCGGCTCGTCCAAACCGGGGATAGGCTCCCGGTTCTCCATCGCCCGCACTTCGTTCCGGGTGAGCCAGCCGTTCATAAGCGCGAACTGGTAGGCCTGATAGCGGCTGAGAGTGTCAGCCCGGAGCAGTTCGTCGACAAGAAACTCGGCGTACTGCGTCGACGGCTCGGTAACCTCGCGGGTCACCCGCTGCTCGATGCGGCGCAGCCACGGGCGCAGCGTGTACTGCAGAAAACTCGTGTTGATCTGCTCGAGGCCGGTACCCCACGACGTCGACTTCGTCAGCTCGCCGATCAGGAACGGTGGCACCCCGAACCATCGGGCGATGTCGGTAACCTGCCACTGGCGGGACTGCAAAAACTGTGCCGCGTCCGGCGGGATGCTCAACGGCTGAAACTTGGTGCCCGAACCGAGCACCGCGACGTC